ATTACATTTGAGCATGATTATTATGCAGATATAACTAAACTATATCGAGATGAATCTAGAGCATATTTAGAATCAAAAGGATATGAATTAGTTGTATCAAATATATCTCCGAATGATAATTGCCCTTATGAAGATTGGTGGGTTCATCCAGACCTAGTAGATCGAAAAATTATTGATCGAGTAAAAGATAGTAGTAACACAATAAAACATGCAAAAAAATTCATGTTAAAATAAAAAGGAAAAATGACAAGAAAATTAGACAAAGAGCACCTAGATGAAATTCAATCATTGCGCTCTGAATTTGTAAAAAATTCAAGCACACTCGGAAACATTGCAATTGAACTTCATGTATTAAATCGTCAATTAGAATTAATGACAGCAGAACAAGACAAATTTTTAGATCAATTTGAATCACTGAGAACGCAAGAAAGTGAATTGATGCAAAAGATGCGTGAACGTTACGGTGACGGACAAATTAATATTGCAGACGGAACATTTACACCAGGTAATGGTTTGGAACAATAAACCCATATTTATTTAAAAAAAATCATAGGAGTTTAAATGGCAGAAAGAATAGTTTCACCGGGCGTATTTACGAATGAAGTAGATCAATCGTTTTTAGCAGGTGGAGTAGCACAAATTGGTGCGTCGATTGTAGGACCGACAGTAAAAGGACCTGCACTTATCCCAACACAAATAACAAGTTTTTCACAGTTTCAAGAAATATTTGGACCAGTAACAGATGAATCATATGTTCCATTTGTAGTTCAAGATTATTTAAGTGCTGCAAAAGGCGGTAATGTAATTACAGTAACACGTTTATTGTATGAAGATGGGTATAAATTAACTAATGGTGCTTTAGCAGTAATTGCAAAGTCGGGATCAACACAAGTTGTAACACATGTATTACATCCAACTAATCCAGTAACATATAATGCAGCAACAAATCTATTTGATAAGTCGATTTTAACCGATGGTGGTTCTGGATCATTCGCACTTAGAATTTCAGGTTCGTATTTAACTGATACAACAGTACCAGGATTTAGTGCATTTCTAGTAGGGTCGGGTTCAGCAGTATCTGGGTCAATTGTTCAAACAAGCAATAGATATTTAAGCAAAGTATTTGGAACATCTCCAAAATCATTAGACTATCCAGTATATGTTCAATATGAAAATTACAATGCATCTTCAGTATTTGCAAACATTGGTCAAGTAACAACTGAATTAGCAATATTATCAAATTATGAATTTTTGCAAGATTATAACACCGCTGAAACGCCGTGGGTTACAACGCAAAAAATTGGAAGTCTTGTTAAAAACTTGTTTAAGTTCTATACATTGTCTCACGGTACATCAGTTAACTACAATGTTAAAATAGGTATCCGTGATATTAGATTAGCAACTGAAAATTCAGATCCAAATGGATATGGAACATTTACGGTTGAAGTACGTACTGTGAATTCTACATCACCATCACCAGGACTTCCAGGATCGCCATATACATCTAATGATACTGATTCAACTCCATCAATTGTTGAAACATTCCAAAATGTTAATTTAGATCCAAAATCACCTCGTTATATTGCTAGAGTAATTGGAACGCGTTATCAAACAGTTGACGCAAATAACAATTTGTTGATTAATGGTGATTATCCAAATAATTCAAAATATGTTCGTGTAGAAGTTGAAGCAGCAGTAGAAACTGGTGCAAATGATAAAACTTTAGTTCCTTTTGGATTCCGAGCTCCAAGTTCACCAATTCCAATGGCGTCTGGATCTTTGAATTTAACAGCAGCATCATATAAAACATCGCAAGTTAACTCAGGTATTTTCAATTCAAATAATTATTTCGGATTTGATTATACAACACAAAACAATATCAATTACTTAGCACCAACTCCAACATCAGGATCAACAACAGGTAGCAATGCTGATTTTTATTTAGGTAATATGAGTCAAGATGCACAAGCTGGATTTCCGTCATTAACATCTCCATATTCAGGGTCAATTGAAACTGCATTAACAGCAGGAACACTTACTGCGAATGTTGCAACATCAACACGTAAGTTTATGGTGCCAATGCAAGGTGGCTTTGATGGTGCTCGCCCAAATTTACCTAAATATTCTGGAGTGAATATTACTGCAACAAATACATTTGGATTTGATTGTTCAACAGCAACTTCAACAGGTACATTAGCATATAATAAAGCATTTGGTCTTTTATCAAATACTGATTATTATGATATGAACTTGCTTGTTATCCCAGGTATTATTGACAGTTTGCATTCATCAGTAACAAGTGCAGCTCGTACATTGTGTGAAAATCGTCAAGACACATTCTATGTAATGGATACCAATGCATTAACGGATTCAATTCAAACCGTTGTTAATCAAATAACAACGTTGGATAGCAATTATACAGCAGCATATTGGCCATGGCTTCGAATTGTTGGTGCAAACAATGTTCCAACTTGGGTACCACCTTCAGTATTACTTCCAGGAGTATTAGCATTCACTGATAGTACACAAGCTCCATGGTATGCACCAGCTGGTTTAAATCGTGGATTGATTACTGCAAGTGATACTTATAAGAAATTGTCTCAATCAGATCGTGATACATTGTATAATGCTCGTATCAATCCTATTGCCAACTTTTTAACAGATGGTATTGTGGTATTTGGTCAAAAGACATTACAGGCTCGACCAAGTGCATTAGATCGCGTTAATGTTCGTCGTTTGTTGATTGCGGTTAAGAAATTTATTGCATCATCAACTCGTTATTTGATATTTGAACAAAATACAAATACAACTCGAAGCAGATTCTTAAGCATTGTCAATCCATATATGGAAGATGTACGTGCAAATCAAGGTTTATATGCATTCCGTGTTGTTATGGATCAAACAAATAACACACCGGATTTAATTGATCAAAATATTTTATATGGTCAAATATTCCTTCAGCCAACAAGAACGGCAGAGTTTATTATTCTAGATTTTAATATTCAACCGACAGGTGCAGCATTTGGCAATCCTAACGCATAATATTAAATAAAAAAGTACAAAAGGCAGGGTTCGCTCTGCCTTTTTTTACATTCATGATATTTATATTAAAATAGGAAACAAAATGGCATTAATAGATCAAGCAAATCCAAATTTAGCGATTGTTGAGGGAGTTGATATATTCGATAAAGCGTTTTCATGGGAACCGAAACGTCAACATCAATTTATCTTGGAAGTCAATGATATTCCATCATATCTAGTAAAAGCTTCTGGTAAGCCGACAATCACAAACACGGCTGTTGAATTAGACATGATCAACGTTAAACGTTATGTAGCAGGTAAACATACTTGGGACACTATCACGATGACATTGTATGATGCAATTGTTCCATCAGGAGCACAAGCAGTTATGGAATGGGTTCGTTTACATCATGAATCAGCAACAGGTAGAGATGGATATTCTTCATTTTATAAAAAAGAAATACGTTTACACCAATTATCACCATTAGGCGAAGTAATTGAAGAATGGATCTTAAAAGGTGCATTTATTACTAGTGCAGGATTTGGAACATATGATTGGTCAAGCGATGCAGTACAAGAAATTGAATTAACTATTCAATTTGATTGGGCATTCTTAAACTTCTAATATCATTAATGAAATGGGGGCTTTTGCTCCCATTTTTCTTGTTCTATCATATTTATAATAAAGGTTATATAAGGAAACTATGAGTACACATACTACAAAAATCAATCCAAATGTTATTGATATTGCAAAACAACGTTATGAATCCAAACAACGAGGTAAGCTGCCAACAATTATTGCATCATTAGCAAGTGGCGGAAAAATTTATCCAGAAACATCCCCGTTACGTAGCGGCAAAATTGAAATGCGATACATGACTGCATATGATGAGGATATTTTAACAAACGCTACATATATGCGTGAAGGTGTGTTGTTTGATAAATTATTACAAGCAATCATTGTTTCAGATGTTGATGTTAATGAAATTTCTACATATGATAAAAATGGTTTAATTATCAATGCTCGAGTATTATCATATGGCTCAGAATATCCAGTACAAGTCACTGATCCAAACACAAAAACAAAATTAGAACGCGTTATAGATTTAACTAAAATTAAATTTCGTACGTTTGATATAGAATCTGATGTCAACGGCGAAATTGATTATAAAGTTGGCGATATTACATTGAAATTTTCATATAATAACAATTTAGATTTAACTAATACAACTGTTTCTAAAATGTTAGAGTTAGTTATCAAACAAGTTGATCAATCTAGATCTAAAACTGATATTGAAAATTTTATACGCTATGAATTTTTAGCTAAAGATGCAAAAGATTTTCGTCAATATTACATACAAAATATCCCGGGTTTAGATTTAACATGCGAATTTGAAGGTGACAAAGGAGGCACCTTCGAAGCTGGGTTTCAACTTGGAGCAGACCTTTTTTGGTTTTAAACCAGAAGATCGAGTTGCATTTCATGACAACATATTCAATTTAATTTGGCACGGTGAAGGTCGATGGGACTGGGATACTATATATGAACTGCCTATCTTCTTAAGACGACATTGGACGAAACGAATCAATAAAATAATAGAAGAGCGTAATGAATATCAAAATCGAGTAGCAGAAGAACGTAAACGCGGAAAAAAATCTAAATCTACAATCACTCCTCCGATGGCGCTAAAATCTAGATCGTAAATATTTATATAAAAGTATTTATGACTCAACAACAACTTATATGGCGACTTAAACAACAACCAAGACAATCGAATTGGCTAGATGACTTTGGTCGGGGTATTGCTGCTACTACAGATGCGTTAGGTGAATTTGGACGATTTTCTAGACAAGCGTTAAACGCAGCAGAAGATTTAACAAAACAACTTATTAAAACTGGTACTGAAGGGTTCAA